CCCGCCGGTCAGCATCATGCGCCGCCGCGAGACTCCCCCCCCCGGTATTTCATGCCAACTGCGAAGGCGTGCCACGTGGCGTGCCACCTGAAAGGCCGTGCCAACGCGCGATCATGTGCCACGTCGCTGCGGGGAATGTGCCGCATGTTCGTTACTCGCCGCGTGTCGTCTTCGCGGTGTGATGGGCTTTGCACAGCCCTTGCACGTTGGCCCGGTCCCAGAAGCGGCGCGCGTCGCCGCCGTGCGGCACGATGTGGTCGACGTCGGTGGTCAGCACCTTGCGACCGTCGGCGCGACAGGTGCGGCAGAACGGTTCGGTGCGCAGCACGTCAGCGCGCAGCCGACGCCAGCGGGCCCACGAATACCAGGCGTGACCAGCGCCGCGGATGGCCTGCGGACGGGGGACGTGATGCGTGGGGCAGCGGCCACTCGGGACCAGGGCACCGCAGCCGGGTTCGCCGCAGAACTGCATCAGCATTTCTCCATGACCTTCGGTAACGCCATGAATCGCTCGCGCGGCGTCTGCTTCGCCTGCGGCCGCTGATCTTCCCAGCGGTACCGGCCGCTGATCTCATCGCGCTGCGTCCAGTACTTAGCCCACCGCCGAATCACGGGAGGTACGTGTCCTCCGGCCAGTTTCATCAACTCCTGCGGAGTCAGTGCCGTCATCACGACTTCAGTCCGCAAGTCCCTTCCACCAGACGGATATTCGCGTCGCGTGCGTTTCATCACAGCTTCCCGGCGAGCAGCAGCACGAGCAGGACGATCAGCAGCACGGCGATCAGGCCGCTCGGGGTGTAGCCCCACGTCGCGGAGTACGGCCAGCCGGGCAACACGCCGAGCAGCAGCACGATCAGCACGACGATCAGCAGCGCGTGGAGCAGCGGCATGGCGTTCTCCTCAATGCGTCGGGCGCCGCGGATCGCCGGGCAGGCGCGCAATCTGGATGATGCTGCGATCGGCTTCGGTGACGCGCGTCTCGTCTTCCATGTTGATGACATGCGGGCCGCGGGCTTCGAGCGCCTCGGCGATGCCGTCGTGCGTCAGCGGCACGTCGCTGTGAATCGTCCACGTCTCCCGAATCGTGGCGGCGCAGATCGTCTGCACGCGGTACCAGTGCGGCATCAGGCGCCTACATGCAGCAACGACGGCTGCACCTCGGTAATCCGGTCTTCGGCCAGCGCGAGGTACTGCGGGTTCAGGTCGCAGGCGATCCCCTCGCGGTTCAGCCGCCGCGCCACGCGCACGACCGTTGCCGTCCCGCCGAACGGGTCGAGCACTACATCGCCGGGCCGACTGCCGGCCAGGATGCACGGCTCGATCAACGCCTCGGGGAAGGTCGCAAAATGCGCTTCAGGATAACTACGAGTGGCGATCGTCCATACGCTGCGCTTATTCCGTGTTCCGTTGCATTGGACGAGGGATGCCCCTTGATGATGATTCCCGCTCACGCCAGATTTTTTGAACGTCGATAACCGATCGCGCGTATGCACGCCGGTAACTGACGACTCCGCGATAGCGTCCGCATCGTAGAAATACCGCGCGGCCTTCGTCAGCAGGAACAGGTATTCGTGCGCCTTCGTCGGGCGGTCCGTCACCGACTCAGGCATCGGGTTCGGCTTGTGCCAGATGATGTCGCTGCGGAGATACCAGCCGTCCGCTTGCAGCGCGAACGCCACGCGCCACGGGATGCCGACGAGATCCTTGGGCTTCAGGCCATCAGGCGCTGAACGCTGCCGAAATTCTCGCGGCCCTTGCCCGTTACCGTTCCCCGTCCCATACAGCGCCGCGCGGCGGGCGATGTCTGCCGGCCCGGTGTCCGCGCGTCCTAACTTTCCGGCAGCGTAGGAATCCCCGAGCACGAGCCACACCGTGCCGTCGTCCTTCAGCACGCGCCGCACCTCGCGGAACACCTGCACCAGCGTGGCGACGTAGGCCTCCGGCGTGGCTTCGAGGCCAATCTGCCCGGCGATGCCGTAGTCGCGCAGCCCCCAGTACGGCGGCGACGTGACGACGCATTGCACGCACCCGTCCCGCAAGGGCAGCGCGCGCGCGTCGGCCTGCACCAGCATCAGGCGTCCTGCACGGTGTGGTGGTCTACGCCATCGAACATCACCACGAATTCGCGGCCATCATACGTGACGACGCGCGGCGGCTCGGTGAGGGGCACCACGCGGCGCACGGGTTTCGGCGCATGTGCGGACGAGACGTGCAGCGACCGCGGCAGGTCAAGGCGTTGGGTCCGCAGGTCGTCAGCCATGGGGGGCGTTCGCGCGTTCGCGCAGCAGCGCATCAATTGTTTCGATTTGATTCCAGCAGTACTGGTCCACCACGATCGGCCGCGCACCGGGCGCATACGCGACTTGGATAAACGCTAGGCGTAAGTCCAGCAGGGCGGTCGTGGACAAGGCCTGATACCCCGGATGTGGGGCATGCGGATACGGTGGCCGCGGCTCAATCATCGCGCCGCTCCTGCTCGTGCGCTTCGATGTGCCACTCGGCGCGGCCCACGGCGGACACCGCGGGCTGCACGGCGATGCCCTGGTCGGCGGCGTCGAGCACGAAGCGGCCGTAGGCTTCCGGCCCGAGATCGTGCACGGCCGACAAGGGCAGCACGATGGCGTGCGTCCCGGCGTGGTAGACGAACGGGACGGACGAGACTTCGCCCTCGCCGTAGTCGAGCCAGAGATGGCCGTTGGCGTCGATCGTCAGCCGCACGGCGCGGCCCTGGTAGGTGCGCTGCATCAGTCGGTCTCGCCTTCCTCGGGCACGGCGTCCACGAACGCATCGCGCCGCCGCGACAGCCACGGCTGCACCGCGCCGGTCTTCACCAACCAATCCACCACCGCGTCGGTGTCGCCCACGACATGCGCCACGCCGGCGCCCTGGCACGCCTCCCGGAACGCCGCTTGCCCCGGCCGCAGCGGCGCCCCGCGGCGTTTCACCTCGACGCACAGCAGCCGGCCGCGCCCGAAGGCGAACACGTCCGGCAGGCCCGGCGTCATGCACGTGCCCTGGTAGTCGCCGCGCCGGCGCGTCGTGCCCGTCGTCCAGACGGCAAAGCCCAGCGTCCGCAGCAGCCGGACGATCGCCGCCTGGATGTGCTTTTCCACTTCGAGCGGCGGGCGCGGCGGGCGCGGGCTAGCTGCGTGCATTGGCGTCGTCCAGGGTGCGATCGATGCAGGCCGTGTAACTGGCGCACATCGGGATGTGCGGACACTTCCACGCGCCCGTGGTTCTGGGCTGGTGTTTGGGTTTGTGCCCTGACCGCACAGGGGGGGAGGCCGGTTGATCACGTGCGTACGGAGGCTCTTGATCTTCTGCTCTGTTCTGCTCTGAACTGCTCTGATCTGCTGTTGTCCGTACGTCTGCCCTAACGGCGGCCGTTTGTCCGGCTGTTCGGCCGGACGAGTGGTCGTCCGTGTGTCTGGACGTACGGCCGAACACCTCAGCCACTTCTGTTCCGTTCCGGTGGCTGGCGGTGCGGCGCTGGGCTTCGCGCACCCGGCGCTTCAGCACGTAGGCCGGCGCATGGTCCCAGAAGTGGTGCACGACGTACGACTCGGCGTCACGGTCCAGGAAGCCGGCGGCCACCAGCGCCGGCACCAGCACGCCGGGCGCTCCTTTCCAGCGCGCCGCAATCTCCACGTCGCGGTCATCGCCGATCCGCGGGTCGCACGTCTCGCCCGCGACGTACCAGAGGCATTCCAGCGTGCCGACCGCCAGCGCCTCGTCATTCAACGCGCGGGCGAGTTGGCGGAACTTCCGATGGGAGAAGAGCCCAGGTCGAGCCATACGCGCGCCTCTTACTCTGACGGCAGGACATCCGCCAGGGCGACCGACGGCCCGGCCTCGATGGCTTGACAGAGCAGATCAAACTTGGCGATCGGCATCTTCGACGAGTGCGGGACGTCGTGCTGCTTCAGCAGGGCTTTGACTTCCGCCTCGGACCACGCCGGGTGTTTCGCCACCAGCTCGACGAAATAGTCCCGCTGCATCTTCGAGATCAGCAGCGGCGCCGCGGGCCGCACGGCCGGCTGGGACTTACGCGACGGGGCGGCCGTCCCCTGCAGCTCCTCCGCCGGCGTGGCACGGTAGCCGGCTAAGACCACGACCCACGCCAGCACGTTCCGCAGCGACTTCGCGCACGCCCGCGTCTGCGCCATGCTGGCGAGCTGATACAGCGGCTTGTGTGCCCAGTTGGCTTCGTCGCTCATGCACAGCGACTCGGCGCGGCTGATCGCGCGGCCGTCCACGAGCTGCGCCACGGCGACCGCTTTGAAGCCATGCACGCCGCCGATCGTGATCGGGTCCACGCTGACGGCTTTGGACGTGACGCCGTAGAACCGGCCGACGGTCTGCCAGTCCTCGAATTCGAGATACTGTTCGCCGCCGAACATGACGGGATTCTTCTTGCGGCGAATCACATCTTGCAGCGCGACGGCCGCCTGCTGCGCCGCGGCTAAGGTCTCGAAGGGGGCTTCGCGCAGCGTCAGCGTGGCGATCGCTTCGCCGGTCTGCGCGTCGATGGTCATGAGATCGGTCTCCGTCATGGGGCGACCTCCGTCGTCGATTCAATACCGTCGGTAAGCACACGGATCACATGTAGAAAGACATCCCACGTGTTCCCGTCGTAATGTTCGAACAACGCATCGGCATCCCGTTGCGAGAGCAGGCCAAACGTGACCAACGCATCGGCCTCCATGATTTCCTTCGCCAACGCCGCGATCAGGACTTGTTCCAAGAGCATTTGGTTGACAGGTTCGGCCTCTAACGCCTTTACAATCAACGCGTGATCCTTGTTGACAAATGCCGTAATCCCGGTCTCCGTCATGATTGCCCGGCACAAGACGCCGTTCACGTCTTGATCGCCGACTTCGAGGATGTCCACAACAGCTGCATGAATCTGTGGCCGCGGCGGAAGACGTGGCCGCGGCTCCCCGCCCGATCCAGGCTCAGACCCGGATCCGCCCGTCCGGCCCCGCGGCGCCAACACTTTGAATCCATGCTCCAGCTTCTGCTTAAGATTGATGCGGATATTGCTGAAGATTTTGGCGCGTTTCGCTGCGGCGAGTTGATCGACTAACGGCTTGAGTTGTTTCGCAATCTCCGCCATCAACGTCGTCTCATACTCTCGCCCGTCCTCCTGAATGTCGTCCTTCGTCGTCGTCAGGTAGCGCAGCCACTCGCCGGACAAATCAACATGCCCGCACGCGCCTTGCACCGGGCGGCCGAAACCGGCCGTCGTTTCCTTAATCTGGCGATAGACGTAATTCACCGACAGTTTGGAATTCGCAATCGAGAGTCCGTCCACGCGGCCCGCGGTGAATGTCGCCGCTAAGCCGTTCGCCAGCGTCACTGTTCCGCTGCAGACATCCTGTAATTCACCAGGTGTCCACGCATGCAGATGTTGCATCGCAACGTGCGGCTCAAGCGTCGTCCACGTGATGTGACGATTCGTCCGCAACGCGACGGCAAATAAGCGTGAGAGCTTTTCTTGAATTAACTCTGAATGGATTTGCAGACGCGGGCGAAGGCGCAAGGCAATTCCCGTCCCGTGTCCGAGTTCCAAAAGGTCTGTCGGGCAGGTCGCCACCGTCGCGTCACGCCAGCGATTATTGATGTCCGGGAATTGCTGCCGCTCGATGCACTTCGCCCAGTCCGCTTTCCCGCGTGACACACGCCCTTCACGGAGTGTCGTGACCTCGGCGTAATCCGCCAACCACAACAACGCTTCCGATCCGCCCACACCGTAGAGTCCAATATCCTGCCCACCGCTCTCCGTCCCTTGGCCGAGCGTAAACAGATCGAGCACATCGGTCATGCCTTGCCCATCATCAAGGATGGTCAGCATCCGGCATTTCGGAGACCACGCGATCCGCACGTGAGAGGCCCGACCACGCTTTTCGCCGAAGGCATTGTCAACCAGCTCGGCTAACGCCTGATGCGCCGTCCAGGACCGATTGCGAATGGTGAGCAGGATACGAGCCGTTGGTTGCGCTCTCATGACGCGCGATCGGCTTTCTCCGCATCGTTCTGATCGAGCCGCGCGAGGATGGCCGCCAACGTGGCGTGCAGGTCTTCTAAATCTGCGACTTGATTACGGGTCAGCGTGGCGTGATGCGTAAAAGCCGTGACGAGCTGCTGCTTTAACTTGGCGACGATCCATTTCGGATCGGTACGCACTTTTACTGCTTTCGCCTTCGGCTTGGCCTTCGACTTGTCGTTCAAACCTTCCTTCGTCAGTTGATGCCAGGATGGATAATGTGTAACGGCGTTACACATTAGCTCTTTCGTCGGATATCGCTCTGCGAATTTCACCCGCTTTTGAAGCTCCGAATTACTCACCCGGCATTGCTCCATGACGAGTGTTTTGAGATCCGCCGGGATTACGTGCTTGCCCTTGTAGTCCACGCGACGGCTCGCAAGCTCACGCCCGAAACGCCAGCGAGCCTCCAATGACTTCCGTGTGCCTTCCGAAACGGTGGCTTCCAGTTGCGTGAGCTTCGCCAATGCGACGGCCCACGGCGGCGCGGGCTTCGCCGCCCGATTGATCGTGACGCGTGTGGTCATGTGACGTCCTTTCCTCCAAATAAGCGCCGGCGCACCTCGGCGCCGGTTTCCTGGTCCCGGCCGTACCACTGGAGCGTGTTTTCCTCAGACAGCTCGCGCTTGAACCACGGCCACAGCGCGCCCACGCCATAGCCGACGAGCGCCGCAAGTCCCAGCCCGATGTAGACCTCAATCCGTTCCGGCTGACACAGCGCCGTGATGTGCGCGGGCGTCATCGCCCGCCCGTCGTCCGGGCCTCGATGTACGCCCGGAAGGCCGCCATGGGAATCCGCACCGTGCGGCCCATCTTCACGCTGGGCCAGATGCCCTGCCGGACGTAGGACCATCCCGTGGACGTGCAGACATTCACGAGCGCGGCGGCTTCCGGGACCGTCAGGAAGAGGGGGTCTTGTGGCAGGGTCGGGCGCCGGACCGCGGGGCCGCGGCCGGAGGCCGGCTCAACAATATGTGTGTTATCAGACTCCGTGGACATGCTGCGGAGAGTATAGAATTGTGCTGCATATCGTCAAGAGCTAAGTTGCGTGTGTCAGTAGTGTCTCACGAAGCTTCACCGAGCCAGCCCGCCGCGTACGCGGCCGATAACGGCGATTATGTTGAAGGGCGCCTCGCGGGTCACGGGCGACGGGAACGAGGGCACTCGGCCAGCACGGCCCCGCCGGGCGCCTACGCTGGCGCCCCTACAGCGCACGCCCCAGCCCGCGACGTTAGCTGCCAGCCGCCTTGCCAAATGCTCCTGCCGCCACTGGCGCGGCCGAGCTAGCCAGCCACCACGACGGCAATCGCCTCAGCCTCAGCCCGCCGGGTGAGCCACCGGGCGTCCGTCGGATCCTCTTCGCTGAACCCGGCATCCGCCTCCACGTTGCCACGGACCACGGCCGCGCCGAATTGCGCCGCCGCGTCGGCGGATGCCGGGTACGTCGTATTGACATTGGCCTGCGTGGCATCGCTGGCCGTGAACATCAGGAAGCCCGCCGTGGGGCTCGTCCCCGTCGGGTCAAACAGATTGTCCGTCAGCGTCAGCCCGGCCAGCCGCCGGCCCGCCACGTTCGCCACGCCGCCGGGACACCAGCGCGCGAACTCCTCCGGGCTGAGGAGATACCCACTCGCGCCCAGCGTGACCCAGATTTGCCAGATGCAGCCCTCGTAAAACCCGCCCGTGCCGTTCCGCATGTTGCGCGCGTGGACGTTCCCGCGGTAGCGGTTGCCGGCCATCGTCAGCACCCCGTGCAGGTCGGGCGTGGCGGTGCGCAGCGTGACCGCCAGCGGGAAGGTATCGCCGCCATAGCAGGCGTTCCCGGCAATGTCGTTCTCGACGCAGCTCTGGCCGATGCCGCCAAAGGAATTCATCAGCAGCAGGATGGCCGGCCCGTGGACGTCGCGGATCCGGTTCAGGTAGTAGCCGTTCCTAGCGCCGTTGACGATGATCCCTTCCTTGGAATTGCTCTGGCTCGCGTCATTCGTGGCGATACCGTCGATGAGGTTGCCGACGACGAGCGAATCGTCGGTACGGAGGTAGGCAATGCCGCCGGCCAGCGTCGAGCTCACGCGGTTGAAGCCGCTGTAGATGCCGCTGTTGTGTTGGTCGACCACCTGCGTCAGCGCTTGGATCCCCATGTGGCCAAAGTCGGTGATCCGGTTCCGGTACGCCCAGCAGCCGCGGGCCACGCCCACGCCGCCAAAGCTGATCCCGTCGCCGCTGTTGGCGTAGGCCACGTCATCGCCCGCCGTTAGATCGTTGTCCTCAACCCAAATCGTCGACGGGTTGCCGAAGAACTGCGCGCCGTAGCCGCCGGCATGGACCTGCACGTGATTGCGCCTGACGACGACGTGCGCGCAGCCGCCATTGCCCCGGATGCAGCCGCCGTCCATCGTCGTGCTGTTGCGGGCGTCAATGGTGAGCCGCTCGATGCAGATGTGCGTCCGGCCGTCGAGCGTGACGACCGGCTGCGGGCCCGTCGGGCCCGGCAGCAGCAGCGGCGCCCCGTCCCAATCGCCGAAGGTGATCCAGTCGTGCGCGGTGCCGTCGGCCAGCGGCAGAATCGAGGCGTTATCCGGCGTGGCGGTCCCTTTCAAGTGCCAGTACTCGCCGGGCCGCGCCTGCATCGTCCACGTGTAGGGCGTCTTCCAGGGATTCGCGTACGTCCCGGTCCCGGTCGTATCGCTCCCGCCATCACAGTCGATGAACTTGTGCACGCGCGGCGGCGGCACGATCGGCCGCGCCGCCTCGAAGAGCGGGCGCCACGCCAGGTCGGCCACGAGCGCGAGCGTTTGCGGGCGGTGCATTACGGCAGCAGGGTCGCCGTGGCCCACAGCGCCAGGCCGGCGGCCATGAGGTTGACGCGGCTGGCCACGCCCGCGGCCGCCAGCGCAAAGCACACGACCGCGATCACGATCAGCACGAGCCGCAGCGTCAGCGCCATACGAGCCTCCTCCGGGATTAGGTCGCCTGATAGCTTCCGCGGACTTCGATGAGATTGCCGGCCACCAGCGTGGCCGGCGCCGTGGCCGACAGGCCTGAGAGGTTCAGCGACGGCGAGAGAAACCCCGGCAGCGTGCGATCGGCCAGCCCCAGCATCATGAGAAACAATGGGTAAATGCCGACGCCCTCCACAAACAGCATCCCCGTGCCGGGACTCACCAGCGTCCCGGCGGCGAGAAACGGCAGGCTGAAGCGCCAATCGCCCGCCGGGAGCGCACCACTGCCCACGACGAACAGGATCTGAAACCACACCGCATTCCCTTCACGATGATAGTTGCCGAACATGGTGTGCGTGCCCAGCGGCGTCACCACGCCGCTGATGTACCAGATCGGCGTATAGGCGACCCAGCCGACCGGCGCCGGCGGCGTCGTCCACGCGGCGCCCCACGTCGCATCGGCGGGATCGCGCGTGAGCAGATCGCCGGCCGCGCCGCCGCTGAAGCGGTGGCCGTCGTTCCACGACGACGGCTGCACTTGCGTGGCGTCGGCCCCGTCCAGCTTGGGACTCACGAAGCGATGCGTTAACACGTTGCTCATGCCGACACCTCGAACGACAGCCGCCGCAGCACGTCGTCAAAACTGAAGCGCGTGCTCGAGGCTTGCACGGTGCGCAGCGGCGCCAGCGCGGGCACGTGGAAGCGCGAGAGCTGTACGCGCTGAATCAGGAAACTCCCGACCAGGTTGGTCGGCGCCGGCAAGTCGATCGCAATCAGTTTGCCGGTGCGCGTGTTCGGATCGCGCGTCGTGTAGCTCACGCGGATCTCGGGCGTGGCAAACAACGCCAGCTCGGCATCCGCGGTCACCGTCGCGCCCGCCGCCGACAGCCGCCGGTCCTGAACAAAGTGTTCGATGATGCCGTCGCCGCCTTCGATGGCCGCCAGCGCCGCTTGTGCCGCCGCATCGTCGCGCACGACCAGCAGGTAGATCTCTTCCCCGTCAATCAGCGCGCGCGCAATCCCGCTGACGCCCGTCAGCGCCGGCGAGACCGTGATGCTCGCGTTAAAGGCCACGGTGGATCGCAGGGCGCCCGGCCCGCTGGCCGGAATCCCCGTGAGGCTCCCCGCCGTCACGCCCGTATACCGCACGACCTGTTCGCCGTTGCCCACGACCGCATAGCCGCCCGTCGGGGCAAAAGGCGCCGTCCCGGCCACCGGGATCACCGTCGCGCCCGCGTTGACCTGCCCTTGCGGCTGCTGCAAGCCCGACGTATCGGCCCCCGGCGGCGCGGCGCCGAGCGTGGCATCGCTGGCCGCGTCGGTGTGCGTCGTCGCCGTGTTATTGGCGATCGTCGTCAGCAGTTTCAGCGGCGTCGTATTGGCCGCCGAGCGGTAGATCTTGCGCGCGGTCACCGCGGCGCCGCCCGCCGCAATCGCGCTCAGCGCGACTTGCTGCACGACGGCCGTGTTGGTGGCCGGCAGGGTCGCCGCGCCGAGACTCACATCGGGCGTCGTGTCGGTGTACGTCGTGGTCGTGTTATTGGCAATCGTCGTGAGCAGGCCGTACGGGGCGCCCGCGCCGGCATTCGCCCGCGTGCGATAGATCCGCCGCGCCGTCACCGCCGGCGGGCCGACGGGAATCGCCGTCAGCGGCACGACGCAGAGCGGCGCGCCGCCGCTGGTGTCCACCGTCGGCGCCAACGGATTGCTCGCCACGCTGGCCGTGCTGTCGAGATATTCTGTCGCCGACAGATTGTCGATCGTCGTGAGCCGCCGGAACGCCGCGCCCCCGTCGCTGCGGTAAAGCACGCGGCCCTCGGCGCGAGGATCGCTGCTCGTCGGGAGCGTCACCTTGATTTGTCCAGGCGGCGGCGTGCCGATCGGCCCGGTCCCGGATCGCGCCGCGCCGAGACTGGCATCGCTGGCCGTGTCGAGATACGCTGCCGTGGATGTATTGTTCGAGATCGTGACGAGCAGGCGCGGCGTTGAGCCGTTCGCCGTGCTGCGGTACACCTTCCGGCCCGTGATCCGCGCGTCTGACGAGCGGGAAAACCCGCCAGGGAAACTGATCGCGGTCGCGCTGCCCATGCTCACCGTATTGAACGCCGGGATCTCCGTCTCGTACGTGCCTCCAACGGTGTACGCCAGCCAATAGGTATAGCTCGCGCCGGGCGTCATTCCTCCGCTCGTCGCGGTCCCCTCGATCGCGGGCGCAACGCCCCCCAGCATGATCGGCGGCTTGGCCGTGACGGGCGCGCTGGCCGGGCCGGGCAGCGTTTCGCCCGTGTCCGTCAGGATCGTTGTCGCGTACTGCGCGGCCACCGTCGAGGACACATTCCCGGCGGCAAGATCGCGCCCGACCGCCGCGGTCGCGCCCGGCGGCGCCACCACCGGCCCCGCCGCCGTGGTCACCGACGCAGCCACCGCCGACGTGGTTTCCCCGCTGGCCGTGACGAACGTCGCCGCGTAGAAATGCTGCCCAGGATCGGGTCCGGTGCCCGCCGTCGGCGCCCCGAGCACCGGGGCCGTTGCCGGCGGCGCGAGCGGCCCCAGCGTCACCGTGACCGCCGGCGACGGCAACGATTCCCCGGCCGCGGTTTGCCAGGTGATCGCATAGGCATGCGTCCCGGCTTCGATGCCCGCGCCCGACTGCGCCGCGGCCACCGGCGCCACGGTCGGCGCCGCGCCCGGCCCGACCAGCGATCCCGTCCCGCCGACGATCACGCCGGTATACGTGAGCCGCTGCTGGCCCACGACCGCCTGCCCGCCGGTCGTCGGAAACATCACCGCCGTCCGCACGGGAATCACCGTCTCGCCGGGCCCCACGACCGTACTGACCGCCGAGCCCATCCCTTCCACCAGGACGCGCGTCCGCACTTGCGAGAGATCGGTTTCGACCCGCAAGTCGTCGAAGCGTTCGCCGGGCACGAGCGCCGCCGGCACGTCGCCGGGTTCCTCCAGGAAAAAATGCAGCGCCTTGGTGTAATCCACGTACCAATAGCCACCGATGCGATTGGCCAGCCGCGTGAGCGCGCGGTTCATCTCCTCGAAGGTGAAGTCAATCGCCACGCTGGGCAGGTTCGGCGCGACGTGCTGCGTCGTGAACCCATCGGCGGCGCGGCTGGCCATCAGGTCGAGCACGATCGCGGTCGCCGACTGCGTGCCGTAACTCTTCAGCACCTTGCGGCGGTTGAGCGCGCGGGTGTAGTCGGTGCACGACAGGTGATACGCGACGAGATCCGGCCGGTCGCCCTCATAGAGCTGCTGCACGACGACAATCTCGCCGGCAAAGATCCGCGCGTCGGATGTCAGCGTGCCCTGGTAGATCTCGATCGGTTGCCCGCGGCGGATCGACGGATAGCGCGTCGGCAGCGGCGTCGTGACGAACGCGGTGGCGTCAAAGGCGGGCGGGAAAAAGGCGCCCGTGTCCGGCGCGTGCGGCGTCTGGTTCACCGTCAGCGTCGCGGTATTCGGTTCCTCGTTGAGCACGTCGGTGATCACCAGGTCGGCCACGCGCACGAGCGCGGAGGCGACCATTCCCTCGATCACGACATGGATTGGCGTCGCCGCCATCTACGCGCTCGACAGCAATCGCTGGCCGCGCATCGACTGCGCCAGCGCATCCCCGACCACTTGCGTAATCGCCTGCCGCGTCTGCGGATCGTTGGCGCCCAGCATGCCGGTCATGCTGATGTTTACGACCGTCCCGCCCGCGCCGCCCGGCACCAGGCCGCCGAACCCGCCCGCGGTCCCGGTGCCGATGCCGGCAAACGCCTGGGAGGCGTGCGCGGCCGCCTTGCGCGCCGGGTCCACCATCACGCGATCGAGTTGGCCGAATTCCTTCGCAATGCCGGTGATCAGATCGGGCACGATCGAGCCGCCGACGATTTGCGCCCACATCCAGCGAAAAATCGCCACCAGTTGTTCGCCAATCAGTCGGACGCTCCCCAGCAGCGCGGTAAACCGATCGACCAGCCACAGCTTGATGCCCTCGTAGACTTGCTGCGCCAGCGGCGGAATTTTCGCAAACGTATCCTTGATGTTGCCGTAGACTTCGACGATCCGATCCTTAAACCGGATAAATTCGAGGTAGGCGCCACGCATCGCGAGGACGATGGTGCCCCAGCCCACCGCGGCCAACCCGATCGCTGTCACGAGGGTGGTCCCTAAGACCGTCGCGAGGCCACCCAAGGTACCCGCCAGCGGGCCTACCACCGTCGCAAACGTCCCGACGCCGACAATCGTTTTTTGGAGCCACTCGGGCAGCTCCATGAAGGCTCTGGTCAAAGATCCCATCTGGTCGGTGACGAGCTTCCCGATCGTCTCGTCCAACTCGCCCATCTGGTTCTTCAGGTTCTCGATCTGCCCGTTGTACGTCTGCAAATCGCGCAGATTGGATCCTGACGCCCTATCGGCCACCGCCTGCAACATCTCCGCGGCACTCATGCCGGGCTTGTACGCGTCCCCGAGATAATCGCGCAATTTCCTAAGCGGGCCCTTGTCGTTGGCCACATTGGCCAGCGACTTCGCAACGAGATCAGCCGCGGCGCCTAAATCCATCTCCAGCGCGCTGGCCAGATTCGTGGTCGCCGTGAGCGCGAGCCGCATCTGCTCGGGGCCGACGCGGCCGATCGTGGTCAAGGTCGCCGTGATGTCAATGACCGCCTCGTCGGCAAAGCGGGACGTCTTCTGGAATTCCCCCGCCATGTCCTGATACGACTTGATGACGGCCGGCGTGGCATTCCCCGTCGCATGCAGCGCGCTGGTGAGCCGCGTCACCGCGTCCTGCTCGTCGGTGAACGCTTTGATGAACGGCTGCGCCGACGAGACGATCGTCGTCACGACCCGATTGACGGCGTTCGCCGCGGCGACCGCCTGCTCTTGCGTCAGCTTGAAGGATTTGTCCGCGGCCGGGCCGACGGTTTCCGCCTGCTTCTGAAAGCCCGACATCGCCGCGCCGGCCTCTTTCGTGGCGTCGATGAACGAGCTGAAGTCGGCCAGCAGCGTAGCGGTCAGAGCCATGACGTTACCAGCGGCGCGTCGTGCGCGCCTGCTCGTCCACGAGATACGCGATCAGCTCGTCATAGACGCCTTGCGGCACGTCCTGCAGGTCCGTCCACGTCCAGCCCATCACGCGGCAGACGTCAAAGTCTTGTCGGGTCCGGTCCCGCCAGAGAGGGTTTTTTTTTCGGCGTCGCGCGCGGCCTCGGTCGCCGCCTGATGCGCCTGGATCGCGCGCTGCACTTCCATGTAGGCCGCGCTGTCGAGATGATCGAGCGCGGCGCGCACGACCGCCGGCGGCTGGTCGGCAATCACCAGCGGGCGGCCGTCGGCATCCTGGAACGACCAGTCCAGCAGGTAGGCCAGCACCATCGCTTCCCCGGCGGCAATCGGATCAAGTTCCATCTGCGGCGTGGTGCCCGCCGACAGCGCCAGCGGGCGCGTGCCGGCCCGCAGGAAGGCGCGATACTCGCCGGCGGTCAGATCCTGCTTGACGATCAGAAAATCGCCCTGCGACAGCTCCAGGCGTTCGGTCGCCGGGCGTCGGACGCGAATCGACATACGGTCAGATCCCTTTCAGCGTGGCGACCAACGTCCCGCCCGCCACGCGGTGCGCGTCGATCGCCCAGCGCCAGGCGCCGCCTTTGTGCGGCGCCACAAATTGCAGGCCGGGCTGTTGCAGCAGATACGGATCGCTCGTGACGATCGTCCCGGTCACTTGCCACGCGCCCGTTAGCGGCTCGCGCGCTAGCACATAGCCGGTGACTTCCGCAGCGGTGAGGTACGCCGCTTTCACCAGCCCGCGCGCGCCGCGCAGCGTCCCGGCCTCCAGCATCACGCCGCCGGCGATTCGCGATCGCGTGCGAGCCGATCACGGTCCTGCTGCTCCCGATCGCGCTGCGCCGCTTCCATCCGCGCCATCAGCAGCGTATCGGGCGGCTCGATCGTCCAGGGCCCGGCCGCGACAAACGAGCCCGTGATCGTGACCGCGCCATCCGCCGGGCACTCGAGGCCCGCCGACAGATAGGCCAGGCCCTTAAACATATGCGTCGGCGTGACGGTGGACGGAATCAGTTCGAGCATCACCGGGACGACGCCCATCGCGATCCGCAGGAAGTCGGGCGACGACAGCTCGTCCCACACGCCGCCGATATCGCCTTCAACGTTGGGTAACCCCAGCACGTACACCTTGTTGGTGTCGCCGAAGCACGTCACGTCTTCCTTGTCACGTTCCAGATCCAGCGTCCAGTTATTGATGGACGCAATCGCGACCGTCGTCGCGCCGCCGGTGGGATCCATCTTGATCTGACCGGTGCTGCCATGTCGTCGGGCCATCGGGATACCTCACGCAATCGGATAACTCATCACCGCGTACTGCCCGCCGCCGTGGTGCCAGGTCACCGCGTTGATCGGGTCGAGTTCTGGATACGCCACCCGTTCCAGCCGCTGACACGCCATCACCTGATAGCCGGCGGGCGACAGGTCCAGCTGCGCGCCGTGCAGCAGGACATGAATCCGCGCCGCGGCCGTGCGGCTCGGCGTCTTGCTCGCGTTCAGGATCACGGCCTTGACCAGATAGACCGTCGTCTCGTAGAGCGTCTGACGGTCCAGCGCCGGCTGTTCGCTGTGGTCGATCAGCGCCGCAATCACGAACGCCGTCGCGCCGGCGGGCGCCCGGCCCCAGAACACACCATCCGGACACAGCGCCGTCAGCGTGGCGTCATTCGCCAACACTTCCATCACGGCCGCGTCCACGAGCCCGCTATCGCTCATCCGCCGGTCACTTTCAGCCCGGTGGCCCGCACCTCTTCGATCACGGCTTTCGCAAAGGCATCCTTCGCGCGCCGCGTCCCCGGCGCGAACACCGGCCGCGGCGCCACGCGGCTCGTGCCGAATTCGACGTGTTCGGCGTAGGGCGCCGTCACCGCGATCCGCGTGAACACCCGGCCGGGTGTGCGGCCGGGTTCGCGCTGGACGATCACGCTGGCGCGCAACCGGCCCGTGACGACGGGCAGCCGCGCGCGAATGTTCTCGGCGGCCTGCTCGCCGATCGTGCGCTGCTGCGCCGCCGCGGCCTCCGCCAGATCCGGCGTCAGCGTGGCCAGCTCCCGCTGGAGCTCGGTCACGCCGTCGAGTTTGAGCCGGATACTCATCAGCTTTGCAGGTCGGCGACGAGCTCCATCGTTTCGCCGCGCGACTCGACGTCGATCACGCTGGTGATCTGGTAGACGTGCGACTGAAACCGCATGCGGGTATCGGTCGTGACGCCAGGGTGATAGTCGCCTTCCACGACGTGCGAGACATGCGTGATCTGCGTCCCGGCCAGCGCCGCTTCGGCATCGCGCGCGGTGGCCGGGCGGATGCTCACGTACCACACCGGCGGATCGAGCGCCGTCCAGACTTCGGTATAGCCGCCTTCCCCGTCGGGCGTGCGCGTCGGGTGTTCAAACGAGACGACGTGCCGCCGTTGCCCGCGCGTCGGGATGGCCATCAGGCGAACGCCTCGTCCCGCGTCCGGCGCAGCCGCAGCGACAACCCGGCCCAAAACGTCTCATCATCGGCGGCCGTATCGTCGCCGCGGTGTTCCCACAGGTGGCCCAGCGTGTACAGCGTGGCGGCCTGCACGACGTCGGGCGCCGTGGTTTCATCCCACAGCGGATCGGCCCGCTCCCCGATGTAGTCGTAGACGATCGCGCTGGCCTGCGTCAGCAGGAGCGTGATTTCGGGATCGCGCGCCGGATCGCTGACGTGGATCTGTAACTTGGCGTCCGCGAGCGTGGCCAGGGTCATCGCGGCCCTCGTGGATCGCGTAAGTCCCGGCCGCCTTTGACCATCAGTTGCCAATCCGGCGAGTGGCGCGGCGCGCCCGTGGTCGTGCGCCCGCAGTACCACGCCGAGCCGCCGCACGTTACCAGGTCGCCCACGTCGTACGTCTTGCCGGGGACATGCACGCCGTGATAGCGCAGCCCTTGGCCATCCATGCCGTTGATGCCGTCGATCCCGTCCCGGCCCGCCGGGCCGGGCGGGCCGGGCACTGGCGCGCGCGTTTCGAGGGTAGAAACACGCTGCGCCAACGGGTCGATTAACCCGCGGATCGTGACGCCGAGAAACTCCGCCAGCACGTCAGGCCGCATACGACAACCCGTCGAGCGTTTTCAGGAAGGCCGCGCGAAATGCTTTCTCTTCGTCTTCCTCCTCCGGTGGCGGCTCGTCTTCGTCGGGGTCAGGCTCGGGTTCGGGCGTGGCGGGCGGCGCGGGTGTCGGCGGCGCCGGTTTGCTGAACGGGTTGTCGGCGTCCCGCTGGGCCAGAGCTTTGAGGCTGAAATTTTGCTGCTGCATCATGGGACTATCGCCGCCTTCCACCTTGCCCAGCCCGAAGTATTTGAAGCGTGCTTCATTCGGCGAGAGCGCGCCGGCGCCGATGGCATCCGCCGCGGCTTTCACGCGGACGGACGTCACCATCCAGATCAGATCATCGAGATCGAATTCGGTGCCGTAGGGCGACTTCAGCTCGAGCCCGGCATCCAGGCTGGCCTCGAAGTTGGCCAGCAGCGACTGCAAACACTGGGAATGGTACTTGGCGAGCAGCGTTTCGAGGTCGCTGGTCGGCGCGTCACTGATGTCGAGTAATTGCGGCGGGACGTGAAACGCGCTGCAAACGTTCGCGGCCGTCCAATTGAGCTGTTCGATCAGCTGCGAGTCGGAGGCGTTCACCGTCATCGCTTCGTACTTCATCCCGCCGCTGAGCACGGCGACATTGCCGACGTTGGCGCCTGAGAACTTCTCCTGCCATTCCGCCTTCCAGCGATCAACCTGTTCCTTGCTCACGCCTTCGGGCGTGGTGAGCACGCCACCGGGATGCGCGCCGGAGCGGAAAAACTTTTCGCTCCCCGTCTGCATCGTCAGACCCATCTGCGCGGCCATGCCGCAGGCGTAGAGCGGCGTCACGCCGATCAGCGGATGAAATAGCGTCACCATCGGGTCGTGGATGATCTCGCGCGCGGGCACGACCACGTCGTACTGCGCGCCATCCGGCCCGAGCCCCACGCCGGTCAGGTCATCGCGCTTTAGGCCGTAGTAGACCGAGCCATCGGGCGCGATCAGCGGCGTCACGCGCAGCGGGTCGAGCACGTAGAGCGCCGACACGACGCCGCGCTGATCGCGCTCCTTCAGCACGTACGCGTTTCCGGCGGTGAGCTTGCTGGTGATCCACTGCTCGACGAATTTGTTCACCGTCTGATAGTGGTTCGGCTGGCGCAAGACCGGCGAGTACGCGGGATTGCTGGTCTCCTCCCACACGCCGTCTTCCGTTTCGGCGACCAGCCGTAGATGCAGCTTGCCGATGTCCGTCGCGATCAACGTGACGCAGCCGTACACCGCAAAATAGCTGAGAGCTGAAGACGTGGTGATCGGCGGGTAGTTCTGCTGCCAGGCGCCCGTAAACGGCTCGCGCACGATCGGCAACCAGCCGCCGCCCATCGTGCCCGCCGGCGGCGACAGCGCCGTCGCCGGGCGGGCACGGGTGATCTCGTAGCCGAAGAGCCGCATGTCAGGCCTTGCCGTTGCGCACCGTCGGCGCGTCCGCGGCCATCACACCGCCGGTCGGCGCCGGCCAGGCGGTCGCCGTCAGATATTTCACGGCATTGGCATTGGCCTTCTGCCAATTCACAAATCGCTCCGCCCGCAGGCCGACCGTATTGGTCTGCCAGAGGGACACGAAGACCGTGGTCGCATCGGCCGGGGACGCCGGCGCGCTATCCATCTGCAACGACGCTTCCTGTGAGGCGTCGATCGTCACACCGCCATCGTCCGCATACAGGATCAGATCCGGCTGCAGCGCGATCACGTTGGTGCCCACGGCATTCGACGTGATGAACGTCAGGCCCTTGTAGCTCCCGCCGTTGATCGTGACGCCCGGATACTGCGGCGACCCGTCGAGATTGCTGCGGAACGACAGCGCCAGCGCATTGGCCGCGGACATGATGAACACCACGCCATCGACCGGGATGTTATTCGACGAAAAATGGGAAATTAATCCCATGATGTCGGCCATCGGGTTCGTCGTCGCCGCGGCCGTGGGGGCGCCGTTGGTGATCGACGCGGGATTGACGCCGGCGACCGCGGCCACGGCCGGATCCGTCAGTTGCTGGTCCAGATAAGCCGCAATGCCCTTGATCATGTCATTGCGCACCAGGGCTTCCGCGCTCGGATTCGAGAGCTTGATCAATTCCTGCGTCAGCACGATGATCCCGGCCACCTTCGTGATGCTCAACGACGTCGACGTAAACGCCAGCTTCGTCACCGGCTTCGGTTTCGCCTCGCCTACCCAACCGTATGAGCCTCCGGCAGACTGCGCCGGCACTTTTGTGTTGAACGGGATCGTGCGAAGATTTGGGATCTTTCCCAAGATCGTAGCGGGCCGCAACAGCTCGATGAACTCATTCGAGATGTTCTGATTGACCAGCGGCGCGGCCCACGTCGCATCGGTAATCGTGCCCGGCGCGACGGCCGCCTTCAGGAAGAGCGACACTTCCGGCGTGGAGTCATCCCACCGCTTCGCGTACTCCGACGCATCGCGCACTTGGCCGCTCCGCTCCAACAGTTTCGCGCACGCCATGCGGACAAACGCGGTGCCCGGCGCGACGTTCGGCCGCACCGAGACCTGCCCCGTATAGCTGTTGAGCCGCAGCGTTGGCGCCGTGATCGGGACCACCGTCGCAGTCTTGATCTGGATCTGTTCCATCTCGCGCCAGCGCACGAGATCGGCTTCGAGATTCTTGACTTGCACGGCTAGGCCGTCGTGTTCCTCGGCCTGGTCGGGTGCGAGCGTGGCGCCGTCGTCCGCGCCACTTTGCAGGATCTCACTCATGCGCGCGGTTAACGCGGCGCGTTTGTTTTCCAAGTTCTGAATGTGTTCAGCCGTCGTCGGTTTGGCCATGGTGGGCCTCGTGCTCGTGCGGCCCGCAACGCCGGGCAAGGTCAGGCCAGACGCGGCCAAATGCGGTAAGTCCAAACTTTTGATCGTGTGGATGGTGGTCTCCACGTTGGCAGGCACCGTGACGAGCGACAGCTCGCAGATCTCGGTGCGCAACAGGTGCATCCCGCCGGAGGGCAGCGCCTTCACACCATCCGCGCCGCCGATCGGCCGGAAGCCGATGCTGACGCCGGTCATCAACCCGGCTTGGATGCTGTGCCATGCCTCATCCACGCGATCGCGCACGGTGCCGGGTGTCGTGATCTCTGGCAGCGTCGCTTCAAACGCAATCCCGTCGCGGCGCGCGGTCAACGTCGCGCGGCCGATCGGCCGTGCGCGGTCGTGATACAGCAGCAGCGGCAGGGGATTGCGGAACGTGGCGCCCAGCGGCTCGAGGATATCGCCGTGGCGGTCAGGCGTCGGTGTGGACGCCAGCCCGGTGATGGTGCGGCGCGGGCCGTCGAGAGCTTTGATGGACAGCAGCGCGTAGGCCCGGTCGAGCATGGCCCGACAGGGTAGCGCTGGCTAGGACGATGGTCGGGTTTTTAGGGTTTTAGTCCGGCCAGCCAGGGCGCGGCGGATGACTTCCGGCAAACTCAGGTCATGTTGCCGGGCGGCGGTGCACAAACGGTCGAATTGTTTGGTTGGCAGGCTAATCGTGACCTTCACGGTCGGATCGTCCGGGTCAAGCGGCGGGCGGCCGGTGCGTTTCGTCATGCTGTTGCTCGCTTTCGACGTGTTCGCTTTCGACGTCGCTTCCGCGGCGGGTCCAGATCTAGACCTAACCTATACGCCAGCAGCAGCGCGTACCGCACAAAGGCGATGCCTGGTGGCGGATCGCCCGGCTTTAACCGCTTGCTCATGACGATCCTGTGAAGATGAACATTTCGGGCGTGACCGCCGGCCCAGCCTGATCGCGGTGCATGGCGTCGAGGGCCATCACGAGCGCCGCCACGCCGTCGATCCGCTCGGTGCTCTTTTGCTTCGAGGGCTGAATGTTGCCGGCATGGTCCACGTCAACGGCGACGTTGCCCACGTTCCACCGTAGGATCGGGTGTCCGTCGTGGCGCAGCGTGCGCGCCAACACCGCGGCCTCAAGCGCCTTGGACGGCGCCGACAGCGACGCCTTCCCCTGCCGCATCTTCACGCACGTGAACCCATCGACTTGCTCGAGCTGTGACACCAGGTGCGTCGCGTTCCACGGGTCGAAGGCCACCATCTTGACGGTGAACGTCGTGTCCCACTCGTTGAGCAGCGCCCGCACCGCGTCGTAATCGACCGTCGGGCCGGGTGTGGCCGTCAGCACGCCGCGCCGCGCCCATTCGTCGTAGGGCACGCGGTCGCGCGTCACGCGCCGCGGGATGGTGTCCGTCGGACAAAAAAAGTGCGGCAGCACGGTGAACCCGCCGCCATCGTCGTCGGGAAACACCGCGACGGCCGCGGTCAAGTCGGTCGTGGTGCTCAAGTCCAGGCCGACATAACAGCGGCGGCCGACGAGGGCCGCACGGTCGATCGGCGCACAACAGGCGTCCCACGCCGCGAGCGATAACCAGCGCGTTTCCGTCTCGGTCCACTGGTTGAGATAAAGCCGCCGGAACGCGGCCTCTTGCGCCGGAATTTCCTTCGCGCGTTGGCAGGCGGCGCGCATCTCCTCGAGCGAGCGGAAATCACCCAGCGCCGGGTTCGCCTGGTGCCACACCTTCTCGTCGGTCCAGTCGGCCGCCGCGGGCGCTTCGTAAAGAATTGGGAGGAACGTCGGATCGATCGACGGGGATTCTTTTACCCGCTTCGCATGCTGATAGAGCTCCCAAAGGATGGAATGCCGATCGTAGCCGGCCGTCGAAATGGCGATGACGAGCGGCTGCGCGCGGGCCCCGGTGCTCGTGGCGAGCACATCCCATAACTCACGCGTCGGCGCCGCGTGGAGCTCGTCATAAATCACCCGACTGGCGTTGAACCCGTGCTTCGAATAGGCCTCGGCGCTGATTGCGCGGTAGACGCTGCCCGACTTGCGATGCACGATGCGCTTTTGCGAATCGACGATTTCGCAGGCCGCCGAGAGCTCGGGATCGTTGCGGATCATCTGGGCCACGACCCCATAACAAAGCCCAGCCTGTTCTTTGTCCGCGGCGGCGGAATAGACTTCGCCGCCGATCTCCCCATCGAACAGCAGCCCATCAATCACCAGTGCTGCACACAATTCGGTCTTGCCGTTCTTGCGCCCGACCATCCAAAGACAGGTGCGAATCTGCCGGAGGCCCGTCGCCGGGTTCGTGCGAAACAGCGGCCGGATGATGTCGCGTTCCTGCCAGGGCCGCAAATTGAACGGCTGGCCGGCAAACGGCCCCTTGGTGTGTGTGAGGCAATTGATAAGCCGCACCTTTTCGCCGGGAATCGGATCGCGGCGGGCCATCAGTCGGCCGTGAACACCACAACGGTGAACTGCCGTTGCGCAATGCCGAAGTTATTCCGGGCCGTCAGCGTGTAGGTGGTCGTCACCGTCGGAAACACCAGGACAAATCCCGTGGTGGCCACGCTGCCGATCCCGGGATCAATCCGCACGGTCGCGCCGAAGTCCGGCACTTCCCACCGCAACACGGCCAGCCCGCCTTTCGAGACGCGCGCGCTATCGGCGCCGAAGCTCACGATATCGGGCGCGCGCTGCTGCTGGCCCGTGCCGCCGCACGTGGTCGTGGCGCTGGGGCTACACGGCGTCGTGGGACACGTCGGACAGGTCGGATTCGTGGCGCCCGCGGTCGTGATGATCGGCGTCGGCGACGTCGGCAAGGTCACGTTCGTGGTCACGATCGTCGCCGGGTCGCAGCCGACGGCGCCGAGCAGCAGGAACAGCGGCAGGACTCGTGGCATTCGGCCTCCTTTGCGGCGCGCGCGGCGCCAGTCTACGCCCTCGTGTTACAGCGTGCTGCCCCACTTGCTCGCCGGCCGCGCTACGCCCTCAGGCACCCGAAGCCGCGCCCGCGCGCTGGGCGTCATCCCGAATTCCACCAGCAGGGCGCGCATCTGGTTCAATGCGTGATGCGCGATCTTTACGTAGGGCGACATCATCGGCACGTCCTGCTTGCCCTTGATGACCATGCCAAACTGGCGAATTTTCTGCGTGGCCTGTTTCCACGTGACCCATGCCTCACAGTAGGCCGTCAGCGCATCGCTATCGGTTTCCGTCAACACGCCGAGCCGCCCGAGCACCGGCGCCAGCCGGTCCCATTCCGCCTTTGCCTCATCATGCAGCCACGCCGGCGGCGCCAGCGTCCCCAGCGCGGCGGGCTGCGGCTCATGGCGCCCCAGCTTCCGCTTGCCGGGAAAGCCGCGCAGGACATGCAGCGCCGTCGGCGTCGGTTTGCGGCCCCTCATGCCGGCAGCTTCCGCGCCCGCTGGCCCGTGAACGCTTCCCAGCGGTCGATCGCGACCTGCACGTAGGACGGCTCAATTTCCAGCGCGTAGCACTGACGGGACAACTGTTGGCAGGCGATGAGCGTCGTGCCGCTCCCGAGGAACGGATCGAAGGCCGACGTGGTTGTGTGATACCGCACCAATTTCAGCCACAGATCGATCGGCTTCGCCGTCGGATGCAGGTCATGGGCGCGTGGCCGCGGATACTCCATCACGGTCGTTTCGTTCGCCGGCACGTCGCTATTCACCGGCTGCCCCTGGCGCGCGATGACAAGGATTGGCTCGTGCCGCTGCTGGTACTGCGCGCCCGGCCAGAACGAAAACACATCCTTGACCCAGACCAATTCCTTTCGCACCTCGAGCCGCGACGCGGCCAGCGCGGCGGCCAGCGCGGAGAAGTGTCGATCGACCGGAAACGACATGACGAGAACATCCGTCGGAAGGTGCCGCAGAAACCCGAGCGCGTCATGCGCGTCGACCGATTCGCTGTATGGCGTATGCACCGCCACATCACCGCCGCGCGACTTGTGACTCTCGCCGTAGTTCACCGCGTACGGCGGGTCCGTAATCGTGGCATCTGGACGCGCGCCATCGAGCACCAGCGCCACGTCCTCCGCATTTGTGCTGTCGCCACAGAGCAGCCGGTGCGCGCCCAGCCCAAACAGGTCGCCGCGCCGAATGTCCGTCGGCCGCGCCTCCGGCACCGCATCGGGATCCGTCAGGCCCGGCTGCGCGGCGCCCGGCCCCAGCAGCGCCGTGAGTTCGTCGGCTAGGAAGAACGCCGACAAGTCCTCCCCATTCGCCAGGTCCGCCGCCAACTGCTCAAGGTTCCACTCGGCCAGTTCCGCCGTGCGGTTGTCATACAGCGCCAGCTGCCGCTTCTGCGCCGCCGTCAGGCCGCTGCGCCGCACCGCCACCACCGTGTCGCCCTCCACGTCCACCACCCGCACCTTCGTCAACCCAGCGGCCAGTGCGGCAGCCTGGACGCCATTCCCGGCGAGCACCACGTTGTCCTCGTCGATGACGATCGACCGCGCCGCGCCCACCGCCGCCAGCGCCTCCGTCACCAT